AGCAGTATCAAATGCAAGTAACATTAATAGTGTTGCTGGTAACTCTACAAATATAAATGCAGTTGCTGGAAATGAAACAAACATTAATGCAGTAAACAGCAATGCATCTAATATAAATACTGTAGCTAGTGCTAATTCAAATATTACAACAGTTGCAGGAAGTATTAGCAATGTTAATAGTGTTGCAAGTAATCTAAGTGGTGTTAATGATTTTGCAGATAGATATAGAGTAGGTTCAACTGATCCATCATCAGATAATGATGAGGGCGATTTAATATATAACACCACATCTAACTCACTAAAAGTTTTTACAAGCGGTTCGTTTGCAACTATCAATACATCTGGTGGAATTGCAAATATATCTGAAGATACAACACCACAATTAGGTGGTAACTTAGATGCTAATTCAAATAACATAACTAACTTAGGCACAGTAAATACACACACTATTCCAGGTGGTACAGGCACATTTGCACTTACATCTGATTTAACATTTACTACATCATCAACAGATACCTTAACGAATAAAACAATAAACACCGCATCTAATACTATTACTATAGTAGAAGCAGATATATCGGATCTTGGATCATATATAACTGCTAGCTCAACAGATACATTAACTAATAAATCTGGAAACGTAAGTATGTTTACCAATGATTCAGCTTACATTACAGCTTCATCATCAGACACGCTTACCAATAAAGCAGGAAGCAACAGTCAATGGACTAACGATGCAGGATATATTACAGCTTCATCAACAAATACACTTACCAATAAATCAGGCAACATATCTCAGTGGACTAATGATTCAGGTTATATAACAGGTGTAACTGCTGGTACTGGTATAGATGTATCAGGAACAACTATAAGTATTGAAGCTGATTTAAGAGAGGGTGGTACTACTTCTGATAGATATTGGGGTAATACTCACGATTATGTTTTTGCTGATGCATCTCATGGTTTGCGTTTCTATACTGCTGGTGCTGAAGAAATGCGATTAGAAGATGATGGCGACTTACATGTAGATGGAGATGTTATTGCTTTCTCAACTACAGTTTCTGATGTTGCATTAAAGTCTGATATACAAATGATACCTAATGCACTAGACAAGATAGATGAAGTCAGAGGTGTTACATTTACAAGACACAATGGACAGAAGTCAGCAGGTATTATTGCACAAGAATTAGAAAAAGTTTTACCAGAAGCAGTCAGGGAAAAAACCCTTAAACTTGTAGATGGAAAAACCTACAAGACAGTAGAGTATGACGCAATTCATGGACTTTTAATTAACTGTATAAAAGAGTTAAAAGATCAAATTAAGGAATTGAAAGATGGCTTTACAAAGTAGTGGTCAAATAAAACTAAGTGAAATAGCTACAGAATTTGGTGGCACAGCACCACATTCAATGTCAGAGTATTATGCTGGTGGTACTAATGTTCCATCTGGAACAGGTAGCATACCTACATCAGGTGAGATACAACTAGCAGCAGACTTTTATGGCACAGCTGCATCAACTGTTGCTCTAAATGCAACAATAACTATTGGTACAGTGAATCAAAAAATTAGTAGCACAGATAGATATGGCTTTTTATCAAGTCAAAATGTTCAAGAAAATACAAGTAATTATGGAAGTATTAACAATAGTACATTTACAGCAACAGGTAGCTCAAATACAGTCACGATAGTCCAAGCATATTTTGCTGATAGTACAACAAATGCAAATTTTGTTGATTCTTGGAAATTTACATTTACAGGAATAGCAGGTGATGTGTATAGTCATCCTCACCCTATATTTTCTCATATCTTGATAGGTAATCACCAACTAAATTACAGCTCATTTTCTATTGCATTTAACACTAATGGTTTTACAAATTTTAGTATAAACTTGCCAAATAATAGTCAAACTAACTATATGGGTACGAGTGGCACACAAACAATTCAGATAGTGTTATGAGTTATACATTTACAGAAGTAAACACTTTTCCAATAGATTCTACATTTGATTCTTTATATGCAGACAGTCTTGCAGATTTAGAAAGTGGAACAGTAGTATTTGATAGTGGATTTACAGCAGATGAAAAGAAAGCAAGAATAATAAAATTAATGAATGGGCAAAACTACCATGATATGAAAAATATTATTATAGCTAAAGATGAAACTATTTGTATGTATGTTCAAGGAAAGTATGTAGATAATACTTACACATGGGCAAATGCTTTAGTAGGCAGAATAAACAATAGTAAAGCATGGACATGGTCATCTGAATTTCATGAAGCAAACAAAGAGTGGATTCAATCATTAGGTGGTACTAAGTTTGCATTAGAGTGCATTAAAGATTCTAGAATTGATACCTACTTTACTGCTGGAACAAATGCTGGAGTGTTTTTAGGTACGCTTACTACAGAACACTTAGATGATAATATGAAAAAAATGACATGGGAGTATTAACAGGTCTTTATTGGTTTTTCTTAGCAACAGTTCCTTACTGTTTGTATGTTTTAACATGGGAACAATTATTAATATCTTATATTATGTTTTGGTTTTTGGGTGATTGTATACATGGATTATTCTTACATAGATATGCAGCACATAAATTATGGAATCCACCAGTCTGGTTACAAAATGTACTAACAATGTTTTCTGTAGGTAGTCTTACAGGAACACCAATAACATGGAGTGCTTGGCATAGAACTCATCATCACTATGCAGATACACCTAAAGATCCTCATAGCCCTAGATATTGTTCAGTACCTTACATGATATTTATGAGCTATTACCACTATGCTGAACCTAAAAGATGCATAGATTTATTTAGAAATAAGTTTGTAGCTCATGTAACTAAGCATATAGGAATCTATGCTTTATCTATTAACTTGATATTGTTGTCGTTACTAGGTTTAGACATGTACTTATATCTCTGGTTATTGCCAAGTGCTATGACTAATGCTATTACGAATTATGGGATTAACGTAATGTGCCATCAAGAAGATGGAATCAAGAATAGACCTATACTTTATCCTTTGATATTTAATGAAACACACCACAAAAATCACCATATCAAACCGCAACTTAGATATTATAATTTTGATATTTGGGTTTCTCTTATAACTTTGTTAGGATGGACTAATGAAAGAAGCAAGAAAGATACAGCTATTAGCATTACTTAATACAATAATTGCTATTACAGGCTCAATAATATTCCCTGAATATATTATTTATGGAGTTGTAACATGGTTTTTTGTAATGATATTTAGCGTTAACATTGCAATGCACAGATTTGTATCTCATAGATCATTTGAAACTACACCATTTAAAACAAAATTATTAAAATATTTGTCTATACCATGTGCATTTGGTAGTCCTTTATCATGGACAGCTATGCATAGATATCATCACAAACATAGTGGTGGTCCAAAAGATAACGAGGCACCTCACAATATTGGGTATGTTAGAGCATGGCTTACATTATATGATCCTATAACTGTACCTAAAACTATGGTAAAAGATATATTGCAAGATAAAGATTACATGTTTATTACACGTAACTATTGGAAGATGTTACTAGGTTATGCTTTTGTATTGTATTTGATAGATCCAATGTTGGGTATATTTGCATTTAGTTTTCCCGCAGCTTGTTGTTATCAGGCAGCTGGAGCATTTGCAGTCATACCTCATTCTAAAAAATTTGGTGGATATTTAGTAGTAGAACAAAGGAATCATGATACATCTTACAATAGTATACTAGCTAGTTTATTGTCTTGGGGTGAGGGTTGGCATAACTATCACCACACCAAGTCAAAGGACTACAGACATGGACACAAATGGTGGGAGCTAGATCCTCCTGCATTTTTTATAGAGAGAATATTTAAATGAAGCAGGTAACAAACACACAGATAATGGAACAACTCCAAGAGATGGATAAAAGAATTATAAAACTAGAAGAAAGAATGAATAAAGGTGTAGGAGCTGTATCAGTTATTGCATGGTTTGGAGGTATAGCTGCCGTAGTCGGTAGTTATTTTTATAAACCATGATACCTATGGAATTACTATCAATGCTGACATCCACCATACTAGGTGGTGTGTTAAGCATTATGGCTCAACGTTCTAAAGACAGAGCAGAAGAACAGAAGATGCTCATGCAAAGAGCAGACTTTCAGGCACAACAGTTTGACAAAGCCAGAGAAGTAACCGATCAATTCACTAAGAATACTAGGCGATGGATTGCATTGATGAGTGTGTTCGCCATACTCATTATTCCTAAACTGGCGCCATTTATAGATCCATCGCTACCTATTTATGTAGGATATGTAGAAACAGTCCAACAAGGTTTCTGGATATTTGGTTCTGATACTGATATGACACAATGGCAACCACTATCTGGACTAGTAATAACACCATTAGATACTCACGTGGTTAGCTCAATCATAGGACTATACTTTGGTGGCTCATTAGTTAGGAGGTAATATGGCTAAACTATGTGCAAAAGGTAAGGCGGCAGCCAAAAGAAAATTTAAAAAGTATCCATCAGCATATGCCAACATGTATGCAGCAGGCATTTGCTCTGGAAGAATCAAACCTAAAAAGAAAAAGTAATGGCTAAGAAAGGACTTAGAGAATGGGTTAATGAGAAGTGGGTTGACATAGCCAACAAAAAAAAAGATGGCTCATACCCACCATGTGGCAGAAGCAAAGGAGAGAAAAGAGGAAAGTATCCTAAGTGTGTACCACTATCTAAAGCTAGGAAGATGTCACCATCTCAAAGACTAGCAGCAGTTAAACGCAAACAATCAAAAGACAATTCATCTAAAGGTAAACCAGGATATGCGAGGACATAATGGTAGCTAAGAAATATCAAAACCCAGAGGGCGGACTCAATGCAGCAGGTAGAGCCTACTTCAAACGTAAAGAGGGAGCTAATCTTAAACCA